GCGCGTCAGATGGGTAAGACCACCTGCGCAGCGGCATTCCTCCTGTGGAAGGCCATGTTCGAGCCCGACTGCACCATCCTCATCGCGGCAAACAAGTTCGTGCAGGCCATGGAAATCATGGATCGTATCCGCTTTGGATACGAGAACCTAGAACAGCACAACTGGCTCCGAGCGGGTGTGGTGGAGTACAACAAGGGTACCATCACGTTCGACAATGGAAGTCGAATCATCAGCCGAGCAACCACACCAGACGCTGGTCGTGGTCTCTCCATCAGCTTGCTCTACCTGGACGAGTTCGCATTCGTGCGTCCCAACATCGCCGCAGAGTTTTGGAGCGCTATCACGCCCACGCTGTCAACCGGTGGTGGTTGCATCGTTACCAGCACTCCCAACAACGACGAAGATCAGTTCGCACAGATCTGGGCCGGTGCCAACAACATCTATGATGCCCATGGCAACCTGCGTCCGGGTGGACTGGGTAAGAACGACTTCAAGGCACTGCTGGTCAAGTGGGATCAGCATCCCGAGCGCGATGACAAGTGGGCCGAGGGTTTCCGCGCCCAGCTGGGTGACGAGAAGTTCCGTCGAGAGTTTGAATGCGAGTTCGTATCCGCAGACGAAACCCTCATCGACAGTTTGGCTCTCAGTGATCTCAACGACAGCGCAAGGGAAGAGGAGTTCAAGATTGGCGAGATTCGCTGGTTCAGCGAGCCCAAGCCCAACCACACCTACGCGGTGGCGCTGGATCCCAGCAAGGGCACGGGCGGCGACTATGCTGCGATTCAGGTGTACGAGCTGGAGACGATGACTCAGGTAGCTGAGTGGCGCCACAACAAGACCCCAGTTCAGGGTCAGGTGCAAACGCTGATGCAGATCCTCCACTATGTGCATTACACGATGCTCAACGATCCGCGCCAGCACGCTGAACCTGAGTTGTACTGGACCGTGGAGAACAACGGCCTGGGTGAGGCTGCTCTGGCTGTGATCAACGCCACTGGCGAGGAGAACTTCCCGGGCAACTTTGTGCACGAGCCCAAGCGTGGCAGCGGCAAGCGCCAGCGCGGTCTCAACACGAACAACCGCACCAAGCTCACCGCATGCATCAAGCTCAAGAGCCTCATGGACAGCCGCAGGATGACCGTGCGCAGCCGCCCACTGATCAAGGAGATGAAGAACTTTGTGGCCAGTGGTGGCAGCTTTGCAGCCAAGTATGGTGAAACGGATGACCTCATCAGTGCCACCCTGCTCTGCATCAGGCTTCTCATCATCCTCAGTGACTGGGACCCGGACTTGGGTGAGCGCTTGCAGGACGTGGCCATGATTGATGTCACCGACGTTGAGGAAGTGGCACCCATGCCAATCCTCATCTAACTGTGCATAAATATCTCGAAATCAGCGGAGCACAGCTATGACAGCAATGTTGGATGCACTGGCCAAGGAAATGTTCGAGATCCTCAAAGGATCCGGACGCACCTTGAGCCTGTACGACAATCACGGAAACAAGGTATACGAGCCCACTGAGGCTCGCAGCATGTTTGCGGAGCCCGACAAGCTCATGCTGGCAATCAACGACAACGGCGCAGACAGTGCCGTTGAACTCAACCTGAGCCAGGATCCGGACCTGGCTCGCATGGGCAAGATCATCAACACTCTGCGCACGGTGAGCACGCGATACAACATGCTGTTCAACGTGCGCGAGTATGGCCGTCAGCTCAGCCCCAAGGACTTTGCCTACAAGGCCGAGCGCATGGAAGAGGGATACCGCATCATCTCCGAAGCCATGTGGGGCAGCACCAAGACCAGCTACCAGCGTATTGGTTCGGCCAAGCTGATTGTGCGCCACAGTGCACCGGTTCAGGAAGTGATCGGAGCGCGCGGACGCAACATTCACAACCTCTTCGTAGAAACAGCCACGGGTGAACGCTTCCGCTTTCCCGTGATTCACCTCAGGGGTGCCCGCGCATTTGCCCAGCACATCGCACAGGGCGGCACGCCACACGATGGCATCAGCGAGCACATCGTGGGTCTCAGCAAGGAATTCCACCGCCTGGCAGAAGTGAGCAAGCACATCCACCACAATAGGAACCAGCTGGACGAGAGTGCACAGGAAGTTCGCAACAACATTCGCGAGCGTCTCGTGGACATCAAGTACACCCTGGGTAAGATCGGTCGCCCTCGTGGCTACCAAGCTTTTGTGGAAACATACGACCCGCTGCAAGAACCACTCGACGAAACCCACGGCAATGAGCTAGTCACGGAATGTGATCGCCTCGCTGATCTGCTGGGTATTGATAGCAACCACGCTCTGGCCGAAAACTTGATGCCAGTTGCACATCTAACAATGGGTGATCACATGGTATCCAACACGCCGGCTCGCAGCCGCATTGCATTCAGCAGCCACCAAGCTGCCAACTATTTTGAAGAAACCCTGGCCGCAGAGTTCGGTGTCAGCGGCAGCTTTGTTCGCGAGGATGACAGCTTTGTCACCGAGGATCAAATGGTGCTGGAGTTGGCCAACGAGTACTTTGCCCGCACCAACGAGGCAGTGATCTCCGAGGAGCCCGAGGACAAGTTCCTAGCCTATGCCAAGAACTGGACCGGCAAGCGTCTCAGCGCAGCGGGCGAGCCCGGTATGGGTCCGGAAGTGGACAAGCAGGCTCAGCAGCTCAGCGCTGGACTCAAGCAGCTCATCTCGGGCCAGCTGGCTGTGAAGCCGGTGAGCCAGGGCACCCCCAAGTTCAGCAATCCGCAGGCAGCCTCCGCCTACAAGCTGGGCATGCTGCTGGATCCCAAGGCGGGCCTGCGCAACGACGCACTGGCCAACTACCTGGGCAGCCTCAGTGACCGTTTGGGTCACGGTGAGAGCCTCAGCAACAACGAGAACTTCTTCGTAAGCCGTGCTGTGGCACTGGTGGACAAGCTCACCCCCAAGCGCGAGGGTGTGGATCTGTTGCCGGAGACCGCAGAGCTCGAGGAGTGGTTCAACAACGTGGTTGCACAGGCACAGCCGGTTGAGGAGAAGGATCTCAGCCAGGATCCCGCCGCACTCGCAGACTTCAACAAGCAGGTTGGTGACACCCTCAAGGCAGTGAACACGGATGATCACGCCAGCATGGTGAACGGCGACGACGTGGACGAGGCCTACTATGACATCGCCCACAAGGTTGCAGACATGCTCAAGTACAGCGACCAGCAGTATAATCTGGACCACGGGGACGAGCAGGTTGAACCCACAGATTGGTACCAGGAAATCATTGACAACTGGGACGCTTTCACTAAGCTCGTAGATGCACACATGGGCATGAACGAGAGTGAGATTGACGAGATGGACCGCTTCTCTGGTGAGCCCGAGGACAACAGCGTAAGCAGCGGCGCAGAGCGCAAGATCTGGGAAGTTGTTGATCAGGAAATCGGCAACGCCGTGGAGGGTCTCACCCCCGAGCAGTTCGACGACCAGGCTCAAATGGTGGACTTCGTTGAGGACAAGGTCTGGAGCGCACTCAAGGGCTGGTGGGACCCCACCGGTGATCTCGAGGACAAGCGCGCCTGGGACTATCTCTATGGCAATGATGGCCGCGTCACCCAGATGATCCAGCACGCCGTGCACGATGCCTTCGGTGGCATGGGCGAGAGCGTGGCTGAGGAAGACAACAGCGCAGGCGCTGGTTTCGATCAGCTGGTTGCTGATGCACTGGGCGAGCATCCCGAGGGCGTGAGCGCAGAGAGCGCACTGGCCAAGGTGATGCACCAGATGAGCGACGAGGAAATCGCCGCTGCTGGTGGTGAGGCCGAGATGCTGCGCCAGATCAAGGCAGAGCGCGACGACCGCATCAAGAACCACGCCAGGGATCACAAGACCGTGGACGAGGATGATGCCGAGCCGGATGCCAACCCCAGCCAGGACTTCATCGACGACGTGGTGCCGCAGGCTCCGGAGCCCGCCGCTCCCGAGGAGCCCCAGGGCAATCCCGAGGATGAGGCACTGGCTCGCTTGCGCAAGCTGAGCGGCCTCTAAGACACGGAATGGGCGCCATGTGCGCCCATTTCCATGACTGACTTCCCAGGACCCCGCTAAATACGGGACAACCCTTGGGAGGTTTCCATGGCAGACAAGAAGATTTCCGAACTCACCGCAGTGACCAACGTGTTGGACACTGACGCTTTCATCATCGCCCGCAGCGGCGACAATTTCCAGCTCACCGGCGCTGCCCTCAATGCGCTGATCTCAGCCGCTGCCGTGGGCTCCAGCTTCCGCAACAAGATCATCAACGGCAACTTTGTGGTGAATCAGCGCGGTGTGCCATATGCTCAGAACATCAGCATCAACGCCAACGCCAACAGCTGGTTGGATGGTTGGAAGGGTGGCGCCGCCGCCAGCACAGCCAGCATGTCGGTGAGCGGTGTGGACAACCTGGTCAGCGTGAACAGCGGCAGCATCATCCAGATCATCCGCGCCACTCAAATCGAAGGCGGCACCTACGTGCTGAGTTGGACCGGCACCTCGCAGGCCCGCGTGTTCTCGGGCACCACTGGTAGTGGCACGTTCGCGGTGTCTCCCATCGTGGTGACCCTCAACGCCAACACCGTGTATGGCGTGGAGTTCAACACCGGCACAGTGACGCGAGCGCAGCTGGAACTGGGCAGCAAGCCCACATCGTTTGAGCGTCGCGATGACGAACTCATCCGTTGCCAGAAGCGTTTCCAGCGCCATGTGACTCCGCCGGCTCGCGGTGTGGTGTTCGCCAGCACGCCCACTCAGGTCCAGCGCATGGCATTCATGCTGCCCGTGACCATGGATGCGGTGCCCACGATGACCACCGCAGGCACTCTTATTGTGTACGATGGCACCAACAGCGCTAACGTGACATCCATCAGTTCGCAGTACCACAGCCGAACCAGTGTGGAGTTTGATGCCGTGGTGGCCGCATCCCCCGTGCTCGTGGGCGGACGCCCCGCGGTGATCTACAACAGCGGCAACGGCGCCTACATCGACCTTAGCTGTGAACCATAATTGACACCGAGAAGTCAGGTTTAGTAAACAGGAGAGGCAGCGGAAACGCTGCCTCTTTTTGTTTCTCCCCACACAACTTGGCAAAGAAAAACGTCGGAATAGAGTTTCTATTTTGACTTCCAGAGCAGCGGCCAAGTATAAATAGATATAGAACAGCGCACGGGAAAGCAAAAAGACTTTCCTGCTGTTCTTTAGGCTCAACATAAGACTCAAAAGAAAGAAGAAAATACCATGGCTACTCTAGACGAAATCCGCGCAAAGCTCCACGCACAGCAGGCTAAGGCAGACAACAAGGGATCAGGCGGCGGCGACCGCGCCATGTACCCCTTCTGGAACACCCCCGAGGGTCAGAGTTCCACCATCCGCTTCCTTCCCGATGCTGACCCCTCCAACACATTCTTCTGGGTCGAACGACTCGTCATCAAGCTCCCGTTCCAGGGTGTCAAGGGCGAACACGACCGTGAGACAATCGTCCAGGTTCCCTGCATGGAAATGTACGGTGAGACCTGCCCGGTTCTCGCAGAGACCCGTCCGTGGTGGAAGGATCCGGAGCTCCAGACTCTCGCACGCAAGTATTGGAAGAAGAAGAGCTACATCTTCCAGGGCTTCGTAGTCAACAGCGCCTTCGAAGAGAAGGACCTGCCCGAGAACCCCATCCGTCGCTTCGCAATCAACACTTCGATCTTCGACATCATCAAGAGCTCCTTGATGAACCCCGAGATGGAAGACCTCCCCACTGACTTCACCAGCGGCCGCGACTTCAAGCTCACCAAGACCCAGAAGGGTCAGTTCGCCAACTACAGCACCTCCAACTGGAGCTTCAAGACTCGTTCGCTGAACGATGCAGAGCTTGCCGCAGTGGACCAGCACCAGCTGTTCAACCTGCGTGACTTCCTGCCCAAGAAGCCCGACGCTGATGCGCTCAACGCCATCAAGGAGATGTTCCAGGCTTCGGTCAACGAGGAGCCCTACGATGGCGACCGTTGGAGCAACTTCTTCCGTCCCTTCGGCACTCAGGCCAGCAGCAATGCTCCGGCACGCGGCGCTTCGCGCAGCAACGATGACGACTCGGTGGAAGAGATGCAGAGCGCCCCGCGCACTGTGGCTCCCTCGGCTGGTGCCGGTGAGGCCCTGGCACGCCTCAAGAGCGCTGCCACCCCGGCTGCCGCTGCCCCGGCTCCCGCTGCTGGCGGCAAGCCCGACGCAAGCGAGATCCTTCGCCGGATCAAGGAGCGTCAGAACAACGGTTAATCCGTTGTTCCCTCTGTAAGGCAAACCAACAAACAATGGATGTGGTGGAAGGGTGAATATGCGCCCTTCCAGGGGAGAAGACATGAAGCCACTAGACCTTTCCAAGTTCCGCAAGGACCTTACCAAGAGCATGGATGGTATCTCCATCGGCTTTAACGATCCCAAGTATTGGATCAGCACTGGCAACTACGCGCTGAACTATGCTGTGAGCAGCGACTTCCGCAAGGGCATCCCCCTGGGCAAGGTCACCATGCTTGCGGGTCAGAGCGGCAGCGGCAAGAGCTACATCGCAAGTGGCAACCTCGCCAAGAACGCACAGGAAGCCGGCTACTTTGTGGTTCTCATCGACAGCGAGAACGCGCTTGACACTGACTGGCTCACCGCACTGGGCGTGGACGTGAGCGAGGACAAGCTGCTCAAGATTAACGCTGCAATGATTGACGAGGTGGCCAAGATCATCTCCGACTTCATGAAGAACTTCAAGAGCACCTACGCAGACACTCCGCGGGATGACCGTCCCAAGGTTCTCTTCATCGTCGACTCCATCGGCATGCTGCTGACGCCCACTGACGTCAACCAGTTCGAGGCGGGCGAGATGAAGGGCGACATGGGTCGCAAGCCCAAGGCACTCAACGCACTGGTTCGCAACTGTGTGAACATGTTCGGCGAGTGGGACATTGGCCTGGTGTGCACGAACCACAGCTACGCCAGCCAGGACATGTTCGATCCGGATGACAAGATCACCGGCGGCCAGGGCTTCATCTACGCAAGCTCGGTGGTGCTGGCCATGCGCAAGCTCAAGCTCAAGGAAGACGAGTTTGGCAACAAGGTCACCGAGGTGCGCGGCATTCGCTCGCAGATCAAGGTGATGAAGTCGCGCTATGCCAAGCCCTTCGAGAGCGTGGAAGTGAAGATTCCGTGGGACAGCGGCATGGATCCGTACTCGGGCCTGCTGGACATGTTCGAAGCTAAGGGCATGCTCACCAAGGATGGCAACAAGCTTCGCTATGTGTCGCTCGACGGCACTGAGTACAAGCGCTTCCGCAAGCAAATCGACAACGAGATGCTGGACCTGATGATGGACGAGTACAACGTGTTCATCGAGCGCAAGGAAGCCGAAGCTGTGGCCAAGGCCCGTGCTGAGGCAGAGGCGGAGGCCGCAGCGGATGGACAGTGATAGCAAGTTGGTGGTTGAGGTCTGGGACATTGTCCGGGACCTCATCCCCTCGGCCCGCCGGGAAGACGCAGTGCTCAAGCTGCTCAAGGTGTTCGAGGAGTACGGGGTGGATATCAGCCCGGACGCCCTAGAAGGAGAGGACACCTACTTGGACGCGGCTCTCGAGAATTACCGGGAGCACGCGGACGAGGACGACGACTCCGAGGACGACGAGTAAATTGAACTCCTGGAACCCACTTTGCTACAAGGTGGGTTCCGTTGTGATAGGAAGAACACAGTGAGCAGATGGTATTCTAAGATCACCGCAGACCCCTCGGATCTCATGCCGTTGGTGGATGCTGTGGCGTGGTTCGAGCAAGAACTGGTCAAGGCCAAGCTGGAGGTCAAACTGCGCGGCAGCGTGGAGAAGGCCAGTGCCATGCTTCCGGGCGTCACTGAGGAGCGCTTCAGCCAGCTGCAGGAAGTGGAAGCGATTCTCCGGTACTTGGAAATCCGCATGACCAAAGTCAAGGGCACTGCGTTCAAGAAGTACCTGGAAGGCTACAACCGCACGCTCACGTCGCGCGATGCTGAGAAGTATGCGGATGCGGATGACAGCGTGATTGAAGTGGCCATGCTGATCAACCAGGTAGCCCTGCTCCGCAACAGCTACCAGAGCATCATGAAGGGTCTGGACGTCAAGCACTGGCAGATCAACAATCTGGTCAAGCTCAAGACAGCGGGTCTCGAGGACTATGAGGTGCATATTAACACCAATCAGTAACACACTCACTGGTGTCAACCTTTGCGATCCTAGGTTATTGATTTCAAAGAGCCTTTTTCTCGTTTTTTCACATAAAAGGAGCCAACTGCTGTGACTGAGTGGTTGACTCCTTTTTGCGTTATGCTAGCGTGGCTCTGTTGACGCTGCTAACGAAGGAGAAGACACCACATGGCTACCGTTCGGATCAAGAACGGCATGCATGGAGGCAAATCCCACAGCGATATCGAGTTTCAGATCCTCAAGGGCCTCACCGTGGGCGCTCGGGGACCATATCTCACTGTGGACGGCTCCACCGCGTGCTTCGAGGGAACTCGGATCTTCACGTTCCCCCAGCGCAGCATCCGCATGTTCGTGCAGGGCGACGGTGACTACGAGATCTCGGGTCCCGACGCAGATCGATTCATCCCCGTGGCGCGCAGCCACTTCGTTCCCGGCGCTAGTGCCACCGTTGAGTCGGTGGAGCAGATGCCCGAGGAGACAGACGACCAGATCAAGGACCGCATCAACGAGCGCTTCCGCATCCTGCGGGAAATGAGCGTGGGCGCAGCCGAGGGCAAGGTCCGGGGCATGGTTATCACCGGCGCCCCCGGCGTGGGCAAGAGCCACGATGTGGAGATGGCCCTGGCCCGGTTCGACCTCATCAACCGGATGAGCTTCAACCCGGACGCTTCGGACCAGGACGTGCGGCGCATGACCTCCTCAGGCGGCTACAACCCACCCTATGGATTCGTCAAGGGGCACATGAGCCCGGTGGCGCTGTACAAGACGCTGTACGACAAGAGCGGCAAGGGCGACGTGCTCGTGCTCGACGACTGCGACGGCGTGCTGTTCGACGAGCAGGCTCTGGGGCTGCTCAAGGCGGCCCTGGATACCACCAAGCGCCGCGTGCTCAGCTGGAACACGGACAACCGCAGCGAGGATGCGCCACCCACTCGCTTCGAGTTCAACGGCAGCATCATCTTCATCACCAACGTGAACTTCGAGCGCATGGTAGCAGAGGGCAAGCCAGCCAAGCTGGCGCCGCACCTCGAAGCCATCATGGATCGCTGCTTCTACTTGGACATGACCATCGACACCCTGCGCGAGAAGCTCCTGCGCATCGACCAGGTTGCTCGGGACATGGGCATGCTCACGAAGCAGGGCTTGGAGGCGGACGAGGTCACCGAGGTGCTGGACTTTGTGCACGAGAAGGCACACAAGTTCCGCAGCCTCAGCCTCCGGCGCGTGGTACAGCTGGGCGATCTCCGGCGCACTCGCAAGAGCGACTGGAAGCGCATGGCCGAGGTCACACTGTTCCGGGGTCGCAACTAGCACCCCGAGGGCCGGAGCAATCCGGCCCTCGCCTGTGAGTGAGTGAGCGAGTGAGCTACATCACGGACGAAGAACTCCAGGGCTATGCGTATGATCCCAGCATCATGCGCCGCTATTTCAATCACATCAGCTCGAGACCCGCAGAAGGCCTGCACGAGCACCTGCCACTGCGCCACGTGTTGTGGATGGATCTGCACAGCCTGGTAGCAGGTGAAGTGGACTGCACCGAGGAAGCGCTCCTACTGGAGTGGCTGCACCAGCATGTGAAGGGTCCGTGGTTCTGGTGCTACAGGGATCGCCACGTAACGGATCCCGTGCACATGGCACCCATGGATGTGCGCAGGGAACTGTGGATTTCTATTGAAGACGACTACACCGCAATGCTATCCAAGTTGACATGGATGGGATTGCGGAGCAAGGAGCATGCTGAGTATTGAGGATTGCCTAGAACTGCTGGATGTGATCAACTGGGATCCACCGGCGGACGATGAGGGCAATCTCCTCAGCATCACCAACACTTGGGATCGTCGCTTCATCAGCGACATCTGCCACCACACCCGCTCGGGCAAAGCCATCAGCACGGCACAGGGTACGCTGGCCCTCAAGCTGGTGAACCGCTACCGCCCTCAGCTTGCCCTGTACGGGGTCGCTGGCACCCAAGTGGATCAGCTGCACCAGAGCCCGCAGTATCGGCTTCCCCCGCATACGAGCACCAGTGTGCCCCGGGAAGTGCGCTGGCTCGGCAACAGTGTTCTGGCTTTTCGCAGCAAGTACAACCCCATCGTCACCGAAGACATCAAGAAGCTGCGGGTGGACAACCCGTTCAATCCCACCACGGTGTTCTTCCACAAGGAGGACAAGCTGTGGCTGGTGGAAGTGCATGTGCGCAACTTCGACCGGGTCATGGAGGTGATCCGCAGGCACAGCTTCGCGTTCGACGATGATGTGGCAGAGTTCCTCATGGAAGTGAGCAACAGCAAGGACACAACCAGTTCTGCTGAGATCGTGGACAACACCATTCAAGTGCATGCGAGGGATGATGTGTTCCTCAGTGAATGGCTCAATGATCTGCACTGGCTTCCCTGATGTATGATACCAAAAGTGTACCAGCCACGCCCGCATGGGCTCGCCGCCTCCGCAGGATCAGCGGCATCAACCGCATGAGCCTCAGCCCGGAAGTGCTGGCGCTGGCAGACGAGGACGTGATCACCCCGGAGCACCTCAGCAGCTTCCCGCACTCCCTGGATGACCGCAGCATGCGGGCGCTTCAGCATGTGGTTGACTGGAACTATCGCAGCATCGTACTGGATCTGGACTACGTGCTGTGCCGCAAGGTAGCCCTAGCAGCGGTGAGCCTGCGCGGATGCGCCAATATCACTGTGCTCACCCGTCCCCAGCACTATGCGGATTGGGCACGCGCGATTCGCACCGTGTGGCCCGATGACAGCATCTGCGTGTATGGTAATCCCAGATACCACAAGGACCACAGCGGGTATCCCGAGGGCGTGGTGTTCGGCGAACGTGCCGATGGTGTGAGCCGATGGCAGATCTCCTCGTATGGGGCTTTCATCTACAATGACAGCCTGGGCCGGGGCATTCCGGATCAGATCATCATGGATGAGCTCGACGGGGATGACTCCTACAACTATCGGTGGAGCAACGCCATCTCTGCCATGTTCACCGAAGTCCCCCAGATCCTCACGCTGTTCAACCTGCGCAGCTATCGCAGCGATCTCAGCTTGGACATCATGGGCTATCTGTGCACTCCGGGATCGCAGCTGAATTCCTATATCAGCACGCTGATCAACGAGTGCCTCATCCCCAACAATCGCAGCATCCTCAACCTGTACGCGCCCAAGAGCGTGACTGTGCGGGATACTTGGCAGAACTACTCGGCGCATGCGGAGTTCCTCAACATGCTGCCGCTCATGGGTGTGAGCGTGGATCTGGTGAGCCAGGACTCCACCAACACGCTGAGCTTCTACGACATCGACTTCGCCAATCCCAAGAACCCCAGCGCAAACGGCGCCCGGCATCTCAAAGCGGAAAGCGCCATGGGCTTCAGTACGGGGCTCAGCATGAGCGAGCTTGTGCGCACAGCTCTGGAGGACTATCCGCTGGCCCGTGAGCGTCTCAGTGAACTCAAGACGCACGCTTGGGCCACAGCCAAGGCACAGGTGGTCAGCGGCGTGGTCAAGCAGCTGAACCACCGCAACAATCGGCTGCTGGTGCTGGCCGAGCATCCCACGCTGTTCCGGAATCTGTGCTTGCAGACTCGCAGCGACACACTCAAGCCCAATGACCTTCTTGACACCACGCGGGCACGCTATGTGCACCCGGACGAGAGTTGGCGCAGCTATGGGCTGGCCGAGATTCCAGCACCTGTGAACACTCTGGTGTTGCAGAATCTGGATCTGGTGGACCAGAGGGTGCTGGAAGCAACCACGCACCTCGTGGTTGCTGAGTGGCCGCATGACCAGTATCTCATGTTGGGGCTCAGGGAGTTGTGCGAGGCTCTCAGTATTCGCCTAGTGCACGTGACTCTGCTGAATACTTTCGAGCAAACACTCCAAGATTCGCTGTTCCGGGGATAAATACCTGGTAGTCATATAATGACTTGATCCAGTATGCGCATGTAAAGTGCACGTACTGGATTTTCGCATCTGCGAACATTCAAGATGGTTAGCGGCTCGGCACAGACACGAGCCCAGCCGACCACACGGCCAATAAAAACAAAAAGAAAGAATGGCTATGAAAAATTGCAAGCTCCTCATCAAGGATGAGGTCAACGCGACCTTTGTGGGTTTGGATCCCAAGACCCGAAGGGAATGCAGCAAAGAGCTCTCCTACTTCATCCCCTATGCTAGGCATCTCCCCGCTTTCAAGCTGGGACACTGGGATGGCACTGTGAGTCTCTTCGCGGTGAACGGCAACACCTACGTGAATGTGCTGGACCGGATCCTTCCCATCGTAATGGCCAACGGCTATGAGATTGAGCTGGATGACCACCGGGTGAGCCGCACGTTCGAGTTTCCCGATGTGGATGAGAACTACTGCGTGGACAACATGCCCCGCAGCACTTGGCCCAAGGGCCATCCCGCAGCAGGCAAGGAGATCCTGCTGCGCGACTATCAGGCAGAGATCATTAGAAACTTCCTGGCGAATCCACAGTGCCTGCAAGAGATTGCCACCGGAGCCGGCAAGACGCTGCTCACCGCCACGCTGAGCCACCTCTGTGAGGCATACGGGCGCACCATCGTGATTGTGCCCAACAAGAGCCTCGTGGACCAGACTGAGGCGGACTACAAGAACCTCGGACTCGACGTGGGTGTGTACTATGGTGACCGCAAGGAACCGGGCCACACGCATACGATCTGTACTTGGCAGAGCTTGGACCGCATCGCCAAGGGAACCACCAGCAAGAAGATCACCAACCCCATCGACTTCGAGGACTTCATCGACGGTGTGGTTTGTGTGATGGTGGACGAGGCGCACCAGGCCAAGGCGGACGTGATCAAGAACCTCCTCTGCGGCGCATTCGCGAACGTGCCGATCCGTTGGGGTCTCACCGGCACTGTGCCCAAGGAAGATCACGAGTTCATGGCCATCCTGGCATCGCTGGGCCCGGTGGTGAACCGCCTAGCTGCCAGCGATCTCATGGAAATGGGCGTGCTGGCCAACCTGCAGATTGACATCATGCAGATGCTGGACACCGCGGAGTTCCCATCGTTCCAGGAGGAGTATGCGTTCTTGGTCACCGACCAGAACCGACTGGATTGGATGAGTGAGTTCACCCAGCGGGTGAGCAAGAACGGCAACACGCTGATCCTGGTGAACCGCGTGGACACGGGCAAGGAACTGGCCAGCAAGATCCCCGGCAGCACATTCGTCAGCGGCAGCACTGGCAGCAGTGACCGCAAGGATGCCTACGCCGAGGCAGCCACGGTGAATGACATGATCCTCATCGCCACATACGGCGTGGCTGCGGTGGGCATCAACATCCCGAGGATCTTCAACCTCATCCTCATTGAGCCCGGCAAGAGCTTTACAAGGGTGATCCAGAGCATTGGTCGAGGCATCCGAAAGGCCGAGGACAAGGACTTCGTGCAGGTGTACGACATCGGCAGCACCTGCAAGTTCAGCGGTCGCCACGTCACCAAGCGCAAGAAGACCTACAAGGAAGCCAACTACCCGCACAAGGTGGTCAAGGTTGACTATCTCAAGGAGCTCAAGTGACTCAGCGCACCTACTCCTCGATCAGTTGGAACCAGTTCCAGGGCGTGCTTGCACGAGCCTGGAACCAGGGCCACGTTGAATCCGTGTTGGTGGATCATCACACCAATTATATTCACTACTATCAGGAAGGTGTGCTATTAGTATCCACAAAGTGGGATTACTACGCCCAGATTTCCAATAACTGGCTGGCGAAGTATCCGCTGCCTCAGGACACACAATGAGAATCCTCACAGTAGACAACACACCTTTCAGCATGAACGATGTTCCTGATGAGGTGGACGACATCCGCTATTGCGTACTCGACTACACTGACGACAAGAACGTGGACTACTTGTTCATTCCCTTGCTGTTCCTAGAGAGCTTCAACAGGAGCGCGGTGGATCTTCGCATCGGCAAGCACCGGATCCTCATGCCATCGGATTGGAGTGTGGTCATCGGGGACAAGAACAGCGGCGAGCTTGAAGTGCTCAACCTCAAGCAGATCAACGACCGTGAGTTCAACGTGTTCGCGATCAACCCCATCACCGGTTACATGCCGGAGTTCCTGGACATTGAAATCGTCAACGTGTTCCCAGATGTGAAGTGGTACTTCCCCAAGCTCAAGTACGGCCACCTCCTCGGGGTTCCGCTGAGCAACACTGACAACTCTCCCTGCGCCTACTTTGTCAAGGACACTCACAAGATCCCAGAGAGTCTCGACATCACTCAAATGGTGTGATGCATGGGGGATATCATCGAGTTCCCCAAGGGCGGTCGAGATGGTGCCCGCCGAGAAGACCGGGAAGTTCTCGTGGGGGT